TTGCCGCCCCCCTTGTGGATTTGGTTGTGGTGTTTTTCTTGGGCATAAGAATTACCAGCTAATTTCTTCGTCGTCCGTGCCGGTCTTGCGGGCGGCGGGCTTGGCCTCGCTCACGTCGAAGCCGTAGGCCACGGCGCTGCCGCCATCACCCCAAGTGACGAGGTCATGCACCATGACAGCCTTGGGCTGGAGGGTGATGCCAGCGCCGAGCGTGCCGGTGTACCAGCAGTAAGGCACGACCGCGACTTGGATCTTGCTGCCGCCGCCGATGTTGTCGGTGATGATGTCGCCGGAGGCGTTGAAGAGCTTCGGAGCGCGGCTGTAGGTCTCGCCGGCCTTGTCTTTGCCCACGGCTTTGACCTTGAGCTTCAATTGCGTCATACCGTCGTTGTCTTCCCACGGAGCTGCGTGCAGCTTGAGCTTGTCTTTTTTCAGCTCGGCCTTCTTCTCGGCGACGAACGCGGAGAAAAGTTCTTCAGCCTGCTTGATGAACGGTTCGGCTTCCTCGGCGGTTAGCTCGAGGTTGACTTTGAACACTCCCACGTCGTCGAACTTGGTGTCGGGACGGTTGAGGTGAGGATAGCGGGCTGTGCCCACGGGTGTGGTTAGGGTTTTATTTGGCATGTTATGTGGTTGGTTGTTGTGTTTTCGGTTGGATAGGAAAGTCGGAGTGACGCAGCAGCGTGCAAAATTCGTTGAACGGAAGCGTGACGAGCATCTCGCTGTGGTCGCGGCGATGGATAACGGCGCACAGGTCGGTGCCGGCGTCACGGCGGGCCTGCGCAATGGCGGCGTCTAGGTCGAAGCGGGCGCGGCCGTGGCGCTTGCACTCAAGGTGCCAATCCGGCAAGCAGGGCACGATCACGTCGGGCGCGGACACGCCCCAAGCACCTTGCGAGACTTGCGCTCCGCGCTTGGCGGGAAAGCCTTCGGCGGTTAATGCCTTGGCGACTTCGCGCTCGAAGCTGGCGCCTTTTTGGCGGGAGTTGATCATTCGTTCAGCGCCTCCCATAATTTCGGCGATGGGGCGTAGACAGAGCCGTCGCTGTCGCTGGTGCGTCCCGCGGGTGCGGTGCCTTCAAAGCGGGTGAGCGAGGGACGCCATGTAAGGTTGAGCGTGCCGGTGCGGCCGGCGCGGTGCTTGGCTACGATCAGCTCGGCGTCTTGGACTTCCGGCTCCTCGTCTTGGACGGCGTAGTAGGCGGGGCGATGGATCAGGCAAACGATGTCGCTGTCTTGCTCAATGCTACCGGATTCGCGGAGGTCGCTAAGTTTTGGGCGGTTGTCGCTGCGGTTTTCGGCTTGGCGGTTGACCTGGGCGGCGGCGACCACCGGGATGCCGAGTTCCATGCTCATGGCTTTGAGGCCGCGGCTGACGAAGCCGACCTCATTTTCGCGGGACTGGGCGCCAGAGTGACTGACGAGCTGGAGGTAGTCTACGAAGATGCACTTGACGCCCCAGCGGCGGACGGCGAGACGGGCGCGGCCGCGGATGTCGAGAAGCGTGAGGCCGCCACGGTCGTCAACGTAGAGGGGTTCTGTGGAAAATTGCGTGGCGGCGTCGAAGATGCGGTGCTTGATCGATGCGGTCAAAAATCCGTTCCGAATGATCTCGGTGTTTGTCTCGGCGCGGCCGAGGACAACGCGCGCGGCGAGTTCGTTGGCGGGCATTTCAAGGCTGAAGTAGACGACCGGGACACCGCGGCGGGCCATGTTGTCGGCCATGTTGAGCATCAGTGCGGACTTACCCATGGCGGGACGGCCGGCGACAATCGTGAGCTGACCTCCGCGAAGACCGCCGGTGACCTGGTCGAAGTCGCGGATGCCGGTCTGCAGGCCGAGCTTTTTGCCGCCGGCCATGAGGCTCTCTAGCTCTTCGAGGAGGCCCGGAACGATGGCGCTGGGTGCGCGCATGCTGTCGGTGGCGGTGGTGAGGGAAAGGCTGAGGACGGACTCGCCGGCTTGCTGGAGGACGCTGTCGGCGTCCGCGGCCATGTCCTGGGCGGCGGCTTGCATGGCAACCGAGGCGTCGATGATGCGGCGGCGCGCGTGGAGGTCGCGGAGGGTTTGGGCGTGATATTCGACTGCGGCACTGCCTCCGGCGTAGTCGCCGAGCATCTCGGTGAGGGCGCCAGCGCCGCCGACGAAGTTGAGCTTGTGCTGCGCGTCGATGCGTTGGGTGACGGCGATGACGTTGGGAGTGCCGCCTTCGCCGCGGACCTCGGCGATGGTCTCGTAGATGAGGCGATGCGCGGGCGTGTAGAAAAGGTCGGCGTGGATGCCGGAGACTTCGTCGCAAAGTTTGGAATCAGCCATGAGCGAACCGAGGACGGTGCGCTCGGTGGCGGGGCTTTGGGGAACGGTGCGTTTCATTTTAGGCGGCGCCTCCGTCGTCATCGCCGTCTAGGACGACTATGACAATGATCCCGATCAAAAGAATCAGCAGGTAGCTGACGGTCAGCGCGCTCATTCTCTGCCTTCCTCCGGGCAAGTTGTGCGCGGCGACGTTCCCAGCGGTCGCAGGCTGCATCGACTAAGCGAAATGTTTCTTCTAACCATGGCGTGATGTGGTGTTCTGGCGGTGGTGGTGGTTGGTGTTCAGCGGCCATGACGTGGGACTTCTAATTGTCGTGGCGTGATCTGTAGGCATATGTTGGCAAATGTAGGCATGAGGGTCAAGGGTTTTTGGGCAGGATGGGCCATTTTTTTAGGTGGCCGAAATCGCGGGGTTCGCTGACGGAAGTCACCTTGCCGCAGACACCGCAGGGGTCTTCGTGCCAGGTCGAGATGTGGCCCTCGGGCATGCCGCGGCCGTGGGCTTCGCCGCAGGGGCGGCAGATCCACGCGGGGTAGGGAAACTGCTCGCGGACCTTGGTGAGGGTGTCGGAGGGCGAGTCTTCTTTGAGGAAGATCGCCTCGTAGTTGCGCCGGTAGCGGTCGCTGTTGACCGGGCGGGGCCTGTCGCCTTTGCCGGCGCTCATCGCTTCACTTCCTCCCAAAAGACCTGCCGGTAGTGCTCTTCGAGCTTTTCCATATGCTGCAGGGCGCGCAGATCCTCGGCGATGCGTGGGATGTCCCACGACATCGGCATGTGCTTGAGGCGGGCGCGGGCCTCGCGGCGGACTTCACGCGGGATGCGCTTGATTTTGCCCGGGGTGGCCAACTCGCTCAGGAAATGGCGGGCTTGGGCAATGGCGCGGGCTTGTTCGTGGGGCAGGCTCATCGGAGCGCGGTGGCCTCCTCAATGGCGTCATGCGCCTCGTTGGCAACTTCGTTGGACGGCTTGACGCAGCGGTTGATGACGCGGATGAGGCGATTGTTGGAGCGGATCAGCTCGCGGACCTGCGACTCCAGCGAGGCAGTGTTGTCCGCGAAGTTGGAGCCGAAGCCGACCGAGCCGACAACCAAGTCGGGGATCATGGTGCTCATTTGCTCGCCCTCCGGTTGCTGCGGCCGAAGAGCCACTCCGATCGGCGGAACGATGGCTGCGTCATTAGGCCGCGCTTGGCGAGGAAGCGGTCGCAGGCTGCGTTGATTGAACGAGCTTCCAGCATGAGCCGGCCAAACAGCGGGCCGGTGGGTTCATATTCGAGGGCTAGGGTCTTGCCGTTGTGCAGGGTCATTTGCGGGCCTCCTTGAGTTCGGTGGCAAGGCGGCGGACGAGGGCGCGGAGAGCCATGATGGTGGCGATACTCTCGTCGGCGATTTCTTCGACGTATTCGATGTTGACGCTAAGGTTGGTTTTCGGCGCTTTGCGGGCGCTCGCCTTTTTGGTGCTTTTGGCGGGTTTCATAAAATACTGGTCAAATGTACAGTTGGGGGTAGGACATCGGCTGTCTTATGGTGTTAATGGAAAATCGATAACGTACTCGGGGGGGGGGGGGGCAATCAATTATTGCGTGAGGGTTAATGATTCTGCTACGGTGTTAAGCAAGTCCCAGTTGCCGGGTTTCCGGTGCTTGTTGGGGTCGTAGCGGACGCTGACGCGGTTGCTGATGTCGTCGAAGGTCCAGAAGACAAATTGATTGAGGTCGGGTAGGTAGGCGGCCAGCACGTCGAAGTCGTGGATCTCGTAGGGGCGGGCTTTCAGTCCGCCGGTGGCGCGCTTGACGGAGACGTGGTAGGCGCCGCGGTCAAGGGTGGCGGTCTTGACCTGGACGGCGATCGGGCGGACGCCGGCGCGGGTCAACATCACGTCGGTGGTCTGGGCGTGGCCGAAGGGCGTGAAGATCTCCCAGTCGTGGACTTGGGCGCCGACAATGAAGAGGGATTCGGAGATCTCTCCTTTGCGGCAGGCGGATAGGACGGTGCCTCCGGTGATGGGGGCGTGGATGCCGTCTTCGAGGGCGAATAGGGTGCTCATGGGTTAGGCTGCGGTTTCTTTGGCGAACTGCTCGCGCATCTCGGCGAGGGAGCGCTCGAGAGCGGATTGTTTGGGTTGGCCTTGCACAGGCAAAGGGATCGGCTGGCGCTGTTGGCGCAGCTTCTGCAGCTCGTCGGGGAAGACGACGCCGGAGTAGTTGTTGACGATGGCGCGTTCCATCTTCTCGACCGCATCGCGCTCGTTGAACTCGGCTAATTGTTTAAGGAGTCGGCGGGCGCCAATCTCGGTGAGGGGCGATCGCTTCTGGCGCTTGTGCTCAATCAGATCAACCCAGACCGCAGCAAACCCTGGGCCGTGAGGCAGGGGCAAAGATGCTGGGTCGAATTTGGGAGTGGGGGCGCGTTTGGGTTTCGGGGCTTCCTTTTC